GCCAGCACCAAGAGCAGATTTTTCAGCACCCGTAGCGCCTAAAGCAGCAAGCCCCTTTGCCATATCTTTATCTGCAGCAGTAGGTGGAGGTGCACCTGGTGTTGGGGTGCTTATCGCTGTACCAGCCATTCGACCAAGTACTCCACCCATATTTAAGCCACCGCCACCCGGAACAAATGCACCGAGAATGCTACCAGCAAGTTGTCCACCTTCGGGAGTTAATAAACGATTACCGATTTCGGCTTGTGTTGCTCTGCCCTGCCTGCGAGCTCGCTCTAACTTTTTATCGAAGTCGTCGAGCTTATCGATAGTAGACTGAGGAATAATCTCTTGATCGCTCACGCGTGACATAGCCGTACGAATACCATCGAGCAATGGGACAAGCTCTTGAGCCTTAGCACCGAGCACCGATGCAGCTACGTTATATTTTTGCTGAGCTGTGTCTGCACCTTCAACGGCTGACGAAAGTTTTAACATTACTTCCATTGCGTCCACATTGCCGGAAGTAACTTGCTCTTGATTGTAGCCCATAAGTTTAAGCACCTTACTTTGCTTGCTACCTTCCGCCTGAGCATCGCGGATAAACTCCTTAACGGTCTTAAGACCTTTCATAAATGCCTCTTGGCTTAATCCTGCTTCCTGAGCCGCGGCAGACAATTTCTGATACTCGGTCGTCGTTAAGCCTGCTGCCTTTGCCGCGTCGTTTAAGTTGCCGACGTCTTTCAGCGTTTGCATGAAGGTCGAGAACGCATCCGAAGCCATCGAGAGGCCACGATCTAACAAGGCGGTAGCCGAAAACATTCCAGCAATCTTGTTTCCAAAGTCAGACAGCTCTTTCTTAAGCCCCGAAAGTTTGCCGGTGGCCTTGTCATTTGCGACGATGTCAAACTCGATAGATCGGCTCATGGTTTCTCTACCTTTGCCAACTCGTCAAACAACTCCTCATCATCGGTCGTCAATATATCCACCTTTGCGCCATCTTGAACAGAGAGCGTAGTCGATAGCCACATAGCGTAAGCCTCGGGCAAATGGATAGCCTGGTCGTGCGACACCCCATTCTTCACAAGGTTAGCGATAGTCGATAATGCCCAGGGCACACCCGACATCCTTGCGTCACCTTCGCCCTTGTCATCCTTCTGCCAAAACTGAGGCCACGCATCAGACCGCATATGCGACTTAGCAGACTCTACGGCCTCGACCATGTAAGATACTTTCTTAAGTCGAAACGCGTAAAACTTCTCCTTCATCGAAAGCGAGAAAGTGAAAGGCCGTTCCGAGCATATCTTGCAGAATATAATAACATCGAAAGCAGTCACCGCACCGCCCAATGCAAAGGGGGACTCGAGGGCAGCCAACTGTATGCGGTGCTTAAGGCAGAAAGGCTTAAGGTCGTACCCGAGCAGGGTCTTACGCTTAGGGGTCAAAAATGCCTCGAGAAATCGTTTGTCCATAGTAAGGTATAGACCATGCCATTAAAACGCCTCTCAAGGCAAGCCAAGTGGCAAAGAAAAGGCCCTCCGTAGAGAGCCTAATCACCTTTCGCGTCAGCTAAGGATTTATTGGGGATAACTTATACCTTAGTAGGTAATGTCCTCATGCTGTTCAGCCGAGAGGGAAATTAAACAGAATCCTTTAGCCTGCCCACGATCTTCGATGCGAGTAACAACGCCTGAGAAGGAGATTTCATTACCTGTGAAAGCAAAGGTATCACCGATAGCGATTGAGAAAGCGTTGGTTTGCAACACGCCTTCTACGCTGATTTCGTTAGTGCGACCGTCGAGGCGGTGCGTAATCGTGCGACCGTGCTCTCCGGATACTTTGTCGTCGAGCTCGAAGTTGCGGGTAATCGTGTAACTTTGAACGGTGAGCGAACTCACTTGTCCGGTAGTAAACGAATAAACGTGTGCTGTTCCTTTTACGACGGCTGCCATAGTGTTATACCTTTGCGTCCTCTGTAAAGACTCAGGCAGGAAGGACGGCTAAAACGGTAAAGTTGCAAGTAGAGAGCAATGCCCTATCCCCTTGGCTTTCTTCTGTTGATGAGTAAATCACGTCATAGCAAGTAGCGTCGGCTTGGCTTGTGAATACCGCTTTAATAGCAGTTAAATTCTGCATTGCTCCGAGTACTGCCGCGGTACGTGCCCGGTGAACGGTCAAGGCCGTTGCCTCATCTGCTGATGTAAAAGTCGTAATGCTTACGCTTGAAGTGTAATTGCCAAGGCCTTCGGGCAGATCTCCAATGGGCATAAGGCTTGATGCTCCTACTACGCAGAGTGGCAGAGAGGTTTTATCTACTTCAATGCCTTTTTCAATGTTTACACCTGTAAGCTCGGTTTGAGCCTGGAGGTGGGCGACAAGTGCGCTCTCGATGATTTCTGCTGGTGATTTAGTTCCCATTTTTTTCTCGGTTAAATTGGTCTATAGAAAGATTTAAAAGTTTTTTAAGTTTACCCTGACGGTTTGCAGTACGGTAAGCTAAAGTCTTATCCACAGTCTTTGCGGTTGTTCCAGCGTTGTCGGCGTTACCAACCATGTTTACAATGTTCACGCGGTAAAGTTTGTTAGGGGTTGTATTATCATATACCGAAGGAAAATTAAGCATAGTATGCCCAGGAGCAGTATGTTGCTTAATATAACTTGCCAATCCTTTTAGGCCGAATGTTCGCTCTTGTCCCATTGGGTATTTATTAGTCCTAATACGAACAGGGCCTATCTGCTTGATGCAAGCATACCATCCGCTTTTAAGATAACCAACACGCTGCTGAGACTGTTTTATATAAGCCTTAATAGTGCTTTCATCGGCAACGCGATAACCTTCTAAAGTTTCAAACATTCCATGTGCTGCTCCTTTATTTCTACGAATACGGTGATTAAACTTTTTCTTCATTTCTTGATGCCATGATTTTAGACCCCCTATATCTAACTTTTTATTTTCTGATTTTCTGCCATGAAATATATTTTTGAAGTTTTGATAAGCTCTTAAATGATTACCATCTAAACGTATTCTATTCAGTGCTAAATTAGATAAACTATCTCTACCACGTCCTTGAGTGCGCCATTTAACGTAGTCATCTATATTTGAAAAGTCGCCTGTGGCATCTATTAGTGAGTCATCGACTTTGCGTATTATAGATCGAATGTCTAAGGCAACAGCCCGATCACCAAAAAACTTTGAAGAACGTTCGTCACCATCTCCACCGTTTCCAAAAGATGAAAGTATTTTGCCTTCCTCATCACGTCCATATGAACCTAAAGGTATAGACATTGATGGTGAGTGCTTAATTGCAGCACGCGCAGTTAGACTGCCTTCTTCTCGAACAGCACTTTCAATAAGTTGTCCTGTATGGTTAGCAAACTTATTAAGGTCAGACATAAAGGCTCTTACTTGACCCTTAGTCCTTTCTGATGGATAAATTGACATTATCGCTCGTCCTCAGCTCGTACCTGCAATGTAACCCAAGCCGAGCCGGGCTTATAGGTTGAGCCAATGATGCGGTACTTGCGGTTGCTTTGCTCCGTAGCGACGAGCGTTTGACCGATGGCTAAGGTCGAGACAATGCTACCAGATGAGATAGCCGCGGCACAGGCCGTACCGTAGGAAGTAGTCCAGGATGTAGTCGATGCCACGATTCGGGCTTCGTGATTTACGCGCTCGATGAACCCACCAGCGTTTAAGTCCTGGCTAATGCTTGGAAGCCCGATGATGACCTGCCACGAAGTCGTACCGGAAACCGTTGTCCATGTCTGAGCCAAGTCAGCCATGTCGCCGACTATCTCTTTAGCGTCTGCAATAAGGTCGGACGTATTCATCTAACTTTGCGTAAGTCGTAAAAACAAAAAGGCCTCCCGATTAAAGGAGGCCCGATTGAGGTCTATCTCAGACTGATTAGGCAGTCTTGAGACGGACGAGTGAAGTCGAGTTACCGATAGCAACACCGAACAACAGAGTTGCCGTTATGTTGTACAGGCCCGATTGCTCTTGACCCATGATGATCTGAACCGAGAGACCTGTGTTAGCGTCGGTACCGACTGCGACATCCCAGCCAGGGATTTCAGTCAGAGGGAGAGCGGTTGCAACTGCGAGAGCGTCTGCACCACAAGCGAAGCCTGCGAGTGATTCGCTGTTCGTAGGAAGATTGCTCCATTGATAGACACCAGCACCAGCGACTTGACCGATGTTACCGGATGTGATGACGGAAGCACCGAGGCCAGCAGCACCGACGATTTGCGAGTCAGCGCGGAGGTCAGCGAGGTACTTGCTGTTCACGATGATTGCACGTGGGTTAGCAGCCTTAGCGTCGTCGAGGGTCTTTTGTGAAGCAACTGCTTCAGCGTAGGACAGATCAGCGCCTGTTGTTGTGCCGGTTGCGAAGTTAGCAGCAGTGATAAGAGCAGCGATGTCAGCCATGCATTTTTCAGCGAGGGCGTTCGAAGCGGTCTGAGCGAAGTTTTGGAAGAAGCTCATGCCGTATTCGCGGATGTTCAAAGGAGTGATGCGTGTCGAAACCTTGTAGTGTTTCAGGGTGACATCAGCCTTAGTGACTGTTGCATCGTCCTGGGTGAGATAACCAGATGTGCTGAACTCAGTAGCAGTCGAAGTGCCGATGAGGGGCACTTGAATTGTCTTACCTTGTCCGGAGATGGAGGATGAGAAAACAGAGCTAAATCCGTTTAACACGGGAAGCTTGTTTACGAGGGATGCGATCACGCTGTCAGCTAAGACAGAAGGAGCGGCTTGGATGGAGTTAGCCATGGGTTAGGATAATATGTGGGGAAAAAAGATTGCTCAGCGAAGTGCGGCCTTGATAGCGGCACCGTGCTTAGCGAAGAAAGCCGAACGCTCTGCACCTTGGAGGGAGAGGTACTGTTCGACTAAGGAAAGTTTAGGAGCGTCGGTAGTCTCAGGGGACGACTCGACAGGGTTAACGCCAACAGCAGCACAAACCTTAGCGGCTTCGACTGATGCGGAAACTGCGTTGCCTTCCAGGGCAGCGATTCGAGCAACCAATTCAGCCTTCTCAGCGGTGAGGCCGTCGATAGCGACAGTCAGCTCATTAAGTTTGATGTCCTTGGCTTCGATTTCGGTCTTAGTGGCTTCGATGTTAGCAACCTGTTCGGATGCTAATTTTTCAAAGCTGACGCGGATTTCGTCACGCTCGGTAGTAACTGCAACGACGCTGGCTTCAGCGACTGCAAGTAATTCTTCGATTGTTGGCTTCATTCTATTATTGCGAGATGTGTAAAGAATTGCAGAGCCTTGAGCTTCTTTTTCACGGTCAATTCGTTCGACTGTACGCTCAGCCCATTTGGCTGCGTCCATTTTATCGCCCGATACTGAGCCTCCCCAAAGTAGCCAAGCCACAGCACCGTTGCCGGGGAATGCTTCGTTGTCAGGGTCATTGGCTGGCGCGCTCATATCAGTTTGATGACGAGCAAACCAAGGCCCCATCTTTCTTACCTTAGCCTCGGAAATGCTTCCGCGAGCCATGTCGCGTGCATCCTGTAACGTCTGCTCTACGAGGCCATCACCGCCATTGCCCTCGCGGTTATATTGAAGTCCACGCTCAGCGTTTTGCTGAATGAACTTAGGCACTTCTATTGCCATTAGCAATTACTCCTTGATCAGGGAACCTGGGATAATCCAAAGTTTGCAAACTGCGTTAGGGTCGATGTCGCCTGAGACGACCTCACAAGCCCGACCACCTTGGAAATATACGCAGTTGGAGCAGACGAGACCCGACTCCACGAAAGGAGAAGCAGCGACGTAGTGCGAACCTTCGGAACCGCTAGTCTGGTCAAACTTTCCAAACGTTTCGACGATACCTTCTACTTCGTCGTATAGCGCACGCTGACGAGGTGACAGCAATTCGCTGACGGTATCTTCCATAGCCTTTGGCGTAACGAGTATCGCTTTGACTTTGGCGTTTTGCTTGGCCTTAGCGTTTGCATTTGCAGGACGAGCGATAGGCTTACCGTTTAGATCAGCCACAAGTTGATTGAAAGAAGTTGTGAGGCCTGTGACCAATCCCTTGGACGCAGCAATCTTGCCGGAGAAAACTTGGCCTTCCATGTCGGCAGTCGTAACACTTGAGCGCTTACCCTGTACTGCTGAACGGAAATCTGCGTGGATAGCATCGACCTGAGCTTGCAGGTCGGCACGTTGAGCGTCGGAGAGCGATGTACCTTCAATGCCTGCACCTTTCAAAGTACCGGATTTAATGACTTCCATCTTAACGCCCATAGATTCGTAAGCCTTCGATACGTCGGCAAATGCCATATAGACACCGATTGAGCCAACAGTTGCGGAAGGGGTTGCGACTACTCGGTCGGCCTGCGAGCCAATCCAATAAGCAGCTGAAGCCATTTCGGTCTCAGTAAATGCCACCGTCGGCTTTTGCACGCGTGAGAGCATTGCTCCCGCTTCCTCAACACCTGTAACCGTTCCTCCTGGGGAAGATATATCGACGAGGATAGTTTTAACTTCGGGGTCGTTCGAGTAATCCTCGAGAGCGATAGCAAACTCGTTCAAGTCGGTTGCACCTGTCATCTTATCGAGAGGGCTAAGACCTTTGCCGATAACACCGTGAAGAGGGATAACGCCAACTGAGCCAGCCTTATAAGGTTTAGGAGCGGAACCGAACAACGAGGCTACCATATCGGTAAAGCCCGCAGCCTCGGCAGCCTTTTTGTGATCCGTAGCCTTGGCAGGGTCGATGAGTAAAGCTTCACGGCCTGAAAGAGCATTAGTTAGGAAACGCATAAATTATGGAGTTGGGGTTGTACCAGGTTGAGCCGTCGTTGTGCCCGGCTGGACGTTGGTCATTTTGTAAAGTAGCTCGAACGGTACGCCCGAGGAAACTGCGAGGTCACGGATAAACGCCATATCTTGAGCGCGTTTCTGCATCTCTTCGCGGAAGTCCATTCCACGCTGTGAATATAATTCACTCATAGACATAAGACCCATTTCGATGTCGGCACGGTCGTTTGCTGCTTCACGGCCTGCGTCTACGGTCACGCGCTTAGGCGTAGTCCATGACACCTTGTACCAATCGGGATTATCCGGCAGGTCACCATTTGCGATAGCGTCACCGATGAGGTAGCCCCATGTCGGGTTACATACCTTGTCGATTAGGATGCCTTGATGGCGGGAAGCCACGCGATCCATCTTAGCGACGATGAGACGGACAGCCGCGGAAGTTAATTTGCTTGGGTCGTTAAACTCGACAGGGATAACGCCACGATGAGCGTCGGCAAGCACCTCGCCAATAAAGCCGAGGAAGTTGCTGTTAGGACGCTGGCTTGCTTTGAGGTCTAAATCTTCTCCAGGTTCGAGAGCTATGAAGTCTCCACCGCCACCGTATTGGAGAGCGTTTGATGCGTGAGGGTTTGATGCAATCTCCGAAGCCAAGTCGCCAAACTCTCCACCACCACGCTTTAATACGCGAGTAATGTGACTGTGGTCTTTTACTGCTTTCTTTTCGAGAGCAAGTATCTCCATTAAATCTTGGAGATCATTCCATGAGTGCTGCATGATTGGCAGACCGCGTACGCCTGAGACAAACTCTGCGTCGCAAACTTGCATCATGCTATTCGCTAAGATTTGGCGGGAAGTGCCGTCAGAACGGATAACGTTAAATGCAGTCACTTCGCCATAAGCGCCACTCATCACACCGTCGTACATACCTGCTGGTACATCTCCCTCGGTAGGGTTTGCTACTCGGTGTGCTTCGATGCCTTGCAACTTAGCAACGCCCGAACCGTTACGCACTTTACCTAAGAAAAAATCACCATCGACTACCCAGCGTCGTTCAGCGATGCGGAGTAATTCATTGAAAGAGAAACGGCCTGTAATGTCTAAGCGCTTAGTGGCGTTATTCCAATAGGCTAATGCCTTAGCGTTCCATTCGGTATCGGCAGTCGAAGGCTGAGCTGCGAAACCATCGCCAACGGTATAGAGGACCAAGTCTCCAACCATCGCACGAATAGGCCCGATGTTCCTTTCGCCCCAACGCATCTTTCGGAGCATCTCAATGCGTGCTCCAGCCGTGAGGTCACGCTTCTGATCCTGTGCCGGTGACAGCATGAGGAACGAGCGTCGTCCATTGTACCGCGTACTCTCGTAGCCGGCTGCCGCATTAGCCTTCGGTGTTTCCGATGGCTTGCGTGATTTTGGCTTAGTTAATTTTTTAGGAGCACGTGCCATAAATTAAAACCCATCGAAGCCTCGGTAATCTGTGCGAATAATTGTGGTGCGGACACCGTAGGTTTCAGGGTCAAGTAATGACAGGGCCATCTGACATTCTGATAGCACTTCTTTTGGAGCCAGGACAAAGCTCTTGTTCACGTTGGAACCGCTGTCGCTGTAACTCATGATGGTCTTTCCCTCTTTGAACATGGCTATCGCCTTGTCGCGGATAGCGAGAATGTCTGACTCAGTTAAGCCTACGAAAATGCCTGATGCCATCTTACAGTTGCCCGTTTGTAAAGAGGGGGTGCTGAGCAGGTACAAACAACCCCGCGCCTGCCGGATATAAAAACCTACCCAGCACCCTTAAGTTAATTAAGAAAAGAAAATCCACTAGACGCAAGCGATTATAAAACATCGGATGTTTCGGTAGAAGTGTCGTCGGCCTTGTCTCGCCCTACTATGCCCCAGCGAATAGCGACGAGCATGGACAGCACTTCGCAGTCGAGAGCGTGGTTATCTTTCTTACCCTGCGGAAGTATCCACATAGCTTTGCCGGTGCGCTTATCCCTCACGCGTACCTCGGCATCCATTTGCTCAGCGTACTCGGTCGGAGCGTCCAGCGGGAAGGTGTGCAACTTACGCATCCGCAAGCCGTGGAGAATGTCTTTCAACGAGACAGCGGAAAAAAGAATAAGACGAGCCGCACGCACCGCTCCTGGTACTGCCACTCTCTGCGGATCAGAGTAAATGCGACGACCGCCCTTCACCGTAAAATCTTCCTGCCCGCTGCCCTTCGATACTTTCCAATCACGCTTAGAGGCTTCGGAATAAACGAGCTGCGTTTGGTCGCCTGAGTCAATCATCACAAGCCCTTTGTTCACGTTGTGGGCTTTGGCTAACGCGTCCAACTCTTGCCACGTATCGACCTTACCGAAGTAGCGCATCCTCGACTCGCCACGTAATGACCAGGAGCGAATGACCGCCCAAAAGTGTCCACGCTGAACGTCGATGCCCATCGTGCGGAAAGGTATTGAGCCAGCGGCCTTCTCGCTGTCCGCCCCTTGTAACTTACCGCGGGTGTTAATCGTGGCCTCGTCATCCCAAGCGTCCGCAAGTTTGTACTCGGAAGCCTTAGCGTCCGTTATCATAGTGCCGCCTTCTTCGCTCCATGGCATCGCCAGCCGCTTTTGTTTGAAGATACGCCTCGGAGCATTGTCTCCGTACTGCTCTGCCGCCTCAGAGGCTTCCAGCATCATTACCCCTAACTCGCCCCAGCTCATTTGTGCAATGCTGTTCCAATGCAAGCCCACGTGCCCGCTTATCGATGCAGGACCTGTCGCTATAAACTCGCCACGCTCATTTGCCGTAATGCGTGTGCCGTTGGTATCCGGTAATCTCTCGCGGCAAGTAACGCACTCGTACGTCGTGCCCTTGGCTACTTTTAATTTATCCCAGCCAGCAGTCGATTTGGCATCCTCTGGAAAGCGTACTTGTTCCCATACCCAAGGCTGGAGAGCGTCGCACTTCGGGCAGCGGAAATGCCAATCTCTCCGATCGGTGGACTGCCAAGCCAAGTCAAAGTCGTCGCCAGCGATGCCGCCCTGCGAAGCGAAGATGCGTTTACCCATCCAACCGAAAGCCGTCACACGTGCGGAAGCCTCTGCCATATGACCCTTCGGCCATAGCCAGCACTCGTCTCCAATCAGCCAGCGTATCGAACGACGTTGTAAGTTTTTATCATTATGCGCGCCTAAGACCCAGCACGTCATTCGGTCAAAAAGAATTGTCGAACTACGGTCTAACTCGGGCACGAGCCTGTCCTTCACCGCAGGGCAATTATCCCACAATGGACGGAGAGTTATCAGATTAAAATCTCTGGCGTTTTGGTCGTTGTCTTGGAGCACGAGCGTTGGCCCTGGTTGCCTCGATGCGATGTGACAAGTAGTAAGCCCAAGCGTCAGCGTCTTGCCGCTTTGGATAGATGCAAGAATAAGGCAGAGCGATACGCTCGGGTCAGTCGTGATCCGTAGCGCCGCCGCAACCCAAGGATACCGCTCAGGATTATACGGCCCGCTAAACGGTGAGCCGGGGATTGCCGTAACGTTAGCCGCCATCCAATCCACCACGTCGCCTGTATCCGATGGACGGAGCACCGAACGACCCAATGCAATGAGCGACGCGTCAGCCACCTTTCGTCTCCTTCTCGATTATTTTTTTCAAGATGCGACGCTTCTTATCTCGGAATGGTCGAGATGGCTTAGGCATCTTTTTGCGTTTCATCTTTGGAAAGAATGTTGCGGGCTGAACGAACCCAAGACTCTAGAGCCTTAATCGCCATTGCCGGATTATCGGGGTTGCACTTCTCGGCACAATCGAGACCGAGCTTGTCGAGCACCGCAAGCACCTCGCCCATAAGTTGTCGCATGGCTTCCTCGGCTTCCTCGCGCTTAACAAAGTCACGAGATTCTTTCAGTCGTACCTTCTGCTCGTCCTCGAGTGCCATCAGAGTTTTCAGCGATGCGTTATAAGCAGTCTGATACTTGCCCTGGTTGCTATCGCCCTGATCCATCGAGGCCTGCCAAACGCCCTGTGCCTGTGAGACTAAACGTTTGTGTTGCTCAATTGTAGTTTTTAGTGTGCCGTCGTCGAGCGAGTCCGGTGTAACTTTGGCTTTCGGTGCAGGCTTCTCGCGTCCGTCTACTTGTGCATCTCGCCATGCCTTCGCTTCTTCTATGCTGGTGATGGGCATTCCTTTGCGAACAAGCGTAGCGATGTACTGAGGCGTGACCCCGAGAGCCTTTGCGATGTCTTTCAGTTGCAAGGTCATCAGCTCTTACGCGACCCTCTCGGTTTCGCTAATAACGCAGGTTTCGTCGGGATAGCCTCCATTTTTTTACCACGGTGCGTCGCCAAGATCGGAAGAGC